AAGCTCGGGCTTATCCACCAGAGAAAAAGGGAGGTTCTCTCTCTAGCTTCGTCTCGCCCTACAAGCGCTTCCGTTTCAAGTCTAAGACTCAAGAATGACTACCATATAAATCTATGCTATGGGATGTTTCATTAAAAATGAAACAATTTTGAGCAATCATCGACTAGATACTGTTTCTTCTCATAAAGAAGAAACTGACCTATACTCTTTTAAGTTGAGTAAACTTGTTGTGACCCACAAACCACGGGTCACGATCTCTTAACCACAAAAGATCTGGAGTTGGCGCTGGTTTTATTGTTACCATTGCCTTTTCTATTGCCCCCTTTTGGTACAATCGACTGTACCTTAGCAATATCCTGTTTGATGCTGCGCAAAGCTTTTTGCTTAGCTTGCCCATCTGCCTTATCTATCAGCTTTCTCAAACCATCATTTATCTTTGGTAAAAGCTTAAATTCAGGATTAGCCATAGCTGCAGCATCAATCATCGGCTTGGCTACATCAGAAAGAGTGGATAAAACCGTTCTCCACCATTTTCCTGATGAGTTCCAAGACACTGGAACACCCACTGGTAAATGATAAGCTATTTCCTTATATAAGGTCAAAGCTGTTTCATCATACTCTGGGGATGGTCTAGCTGAGTTCAAAAGTGCATCACCTGCACCGGGAGAATATTCGAAAATAGTTCTCACAGCTAGACTTAATTCGTCTTCCTCTCCCAATCCTGTAACGTAAATATATGACAAAGCCATAGTATTTGGTGTACAGACACCGGGAGCATACCACTTGTTACTTTGGTAATTGGAGGATCCGGTCATCCATCCCGTTACCGCTGCATCTTGTAGCGTACCGTCTGGTAGCATACAAATGTATCTACCAGTCTCCATAGCTGGTTTTTCAACTATATTCTCCATCAAGCAAGTGACATAAGCCCCTTCCTTTGCTCCCCAACTCCTCGAGTTAGGTTGTTCCGCGGCCACCGTGAGGCTTGGCGGAGGTGCTGCTGTAAAAGTAACGTTTCCCATGAGCATTTTATCGTCCATGGCTGCTGTTCCTTGAAAAAGCACTTGGGCTTGAGTCCTATTGCTAGGCATTCTTCCCACTGTAATCAATCCCGCTTTGTTAATTTCTGCACTGGTGTTCCTAACTTCTAAAGCCATTCCTAACAATCTGCCTGGAGTAGCAGATGTCTTAGTAGGAATCGTTGTGATTTTATTGGTAGTAGCCAAAGTGGTTGAGCTCGGCCAACAAGGGGTTCCGCTCACGTTCTTTGCTATCATCACTCCTGCCATTGGAACATTGAGGTCACTTCCTGTGTATCCAGCGATACGTCTTTTTCTACTAATGGGCAACAAATGAGTTTCCACTGCTGCTGCAGTATCATCTATTGGCCCATTAAAGATCAATACGTCCCACTTCGCTCCCGGAGCAAGTGTGCTTGGTTTCCTGATAGTGACCATTCTTTTGACATTCTGAACGATAGTGTTATCTGGATTACCATCTGGTAACCCGTCTGCTGCTACCTTAGTGTCATGAAACGGATCTAAAGAATTGATCAAAAAACCTTTGCTACGGTCTTTCAAAATTTTCTTATTGATTAGTTCTATAATCTTAGAGTTATCACCTGGTTTAGACATTGTTCAATGAGATTGAATTCTATTTTCTTCTGGTTTGGTTAAATTTAGTACAACAATATACTAGTTTCCAAACCCGGCTTGGCTGAAAAGATGCCAACTTCCACTCATGTATGAAGCCGGGGGCTCATATACTGGGATTTTCTATACTATCATATTCTCTTCTCGCTTAAGAGAAATTAGTATTAATGCTATGGTCTCAATTAAGCTAGATATTGCACTGAAGATATCTAGGGATTGATTTAACGTCCCATCCGGACGTTAGACTAAAGATTTGCGCTTGGTATAAGCGCAAATCTCCAGCCTAAAGGAAAAGAGCTAGACCTCTTTAAAAGTCGGTATCATAGATATGATACAACATGGGAAAAGCCCATACTTTAAACATCCAATTTCTTGGTTGCTTCAGAAAATCATCTAAGATAAACAAATCATCGATAGAAAGTCCATATCGTCGCGAAAACAGCTCAAAGATAGTTTTGTCATCGAGAGAAGAGTAAGTAGCGTTGACAACTTTATACACATTCTTTGTAACATCTTTCTCTGCCTGCGTCATGTCAATAGAATTCCCAAATTGCCATAGACCTTTGAGCATTCTCCCTAAAATAGGATACTCGAAACTCACTCCCATTGATAAGGATAAAGAAATAGCCCCCTTTCGATAAGAGTTTACTTGAGTGTCTTTGAAAATAGAAATAGGATCCCTTAACAATTTTGACAACTTAAAGATCTGTCCCATCACGGGAGCCCATCTATAACCTCCCAAGACCGATGGATAAAAGATTCCTTTTAAAAACTCTGCTCCATCTGGAGAATCATCTTGTCTAAGCTTGATCTTAATTCCTAAGGAGGCCATAATTCCTTCTATCTCCGAAAAGTCTTCATCCCAACATGACAGAACCGCGAATAATAACAGCATTAAATTGGCTATACTATTACCAACTGAAGTTGTCGCTATTCCGGTATATTGCATCGCTTCCTCTCTGATTAAGACCAGTTTTTCTAGACCTTTCCCTAAGCTCATCTTATATTTCTTATTGTTGATTAACAAAGACTCTAAGATTTCTAGCGAAAGTGTGTCCATTCTCAAAATGTTTTCCATAAACCAAATAACTAATTTTAAAATTATAGCGTGTTGGCTAGCGTCATATTGAGAATAATCTCCTTGATAAGCTTTGACTAATCCCTTCTTATCCTTTTTAATGGTAATTGAATCATCTCCTAAGATAAAGAAAAAGACCCGGTCCCTTTCTGGTGAAGCTCCTACCCATTCTAAAGCTTCCGTGTAGGTATCTCCTAAAACATCAGCGTCAAAACTCTTCACGTAATGGTACCTAAAGAACTTGTCCGTCGTTCCAGAACCCAAGTTTGCTGTAAAAGTAACACCGTTTCTCTCTGCGAACTTCTTGGTAATGTCAATAGTCGCCAGATGAAGTCTATGATTTTCTCCAGCTGGACACATGACAATCAATCTAGGAACAAAGTAATAATGCATATTTCCCGAAGGTTTAACTTTTTGCTTCCATCGAATGGCTTCGTCAGTCTTTATGAAAAAAGTCACATATTCTTTTTCAAAATATGGTGATAATTTCGGTCTAAAGACGCGATCTCCCAAGACCCAATCTAAATCTCTGATGGGCAATAAATCGTTTTCTACACAATCTTCTAAAGCTCGATCAATTTCTAAGAAGTTTGTAGAAAACTCTTTAACAGATAAGCGCGTGTCATAAGCATCCTGTTGATCGGCTGTTGTTTGACGATTTTCCTGACTCTTCTGCGGGTTAAAAACTCCTGCATCCATGTCTTGAATCACTCTCTCCGCTCTACGCTTCTTGATTGGAGTATCAGTTTCTTTGGCAGTGAATACTAGCATTTCCTCTAAAGGAACATAGTATTGCTCACAGATCCCAAAGTGCTCATCCCAATCTACACCAGAAGTAATAAAGGTAGCAAAATTTTCCAAAATAGGGGCTTGCGGTTGAAAAGGAGGAGCTCCTCCGACTCTATGCATAACAGCTGAGATTTTGGTTTTAACGTCCATATTGGGGCTAGATAAGCTAAAGCCACATACTGTAAAAGGAAAAGCTCCCTTAGCACGTGCCATCTTGGGATCATCTGGAAGAGTATTAAAATGGGGCGCCGTGAGTTTGTTTCCTGGAGCTAGTGGTTTAATAGGCAAATCAGTAGAAGGGGTTCTCAAAAAATGAGTTCCCATACCGAATCTAAAACCATGGTCTGGCATATCATGGACAGTTAGCAACCAGTCTCTATATTTCGAGGGACCTTTGCTTTGAACTTCATACAAATCTGACATTAGACTGCAATTTTCTCTAGTTTGATACGAATCTGTTACATGTCGGATTTCTCTTGACTCATATTTTTTGAACCAGTGGTCGCGTTTAAAAATAGTAACTAGATATTTCCATATGTAAAAACATAACATGACTATCATTATCACCGACATTAAAAACGGTAAGGATTTCAAAAATCCATTGATCAAGAACAGAAGAGCATTGAATAATACAGAAGCTTCTTTCATCATCCCAATGGTGTCGTTTAGAAAAGCATCCTTGGCGCCTTCGACCCAAGCTGCTGTACTCTCAACTGGCTCAGCTGGTACATTTCTAGTTGTAAACTCTTTGACTAAAGGTACTTCAGAGATGACCGGTACAGTAGTTTGCCATACTTTCCATCCAGAGCCGAAAATTCGGACCATGAAGTATCCTAATGCCGTCAAGATATTGACTCCTAGAACCAGTAAGAATTTGATAGCCATCCATCCCCATTCGGGTACGGTTCCAATCGCTCCCATTACTATCATCATAAAGATCATAAGTAAAAACATAAATTGGCTGTAAAATCCGCGTTTGATCATATTCCATCTCTCCTTAGTTGAAGTCCATGTAGATATAGACAATTTTGCCTCTTCATGGTGAATACTTCTGACTTTCCGATGTCGTTCGTTCAATGCCATTTTCGTCTCCGCGGCTTCAAGAGCACTAGCTGCTTTATGAAAACTGATTACTATACTAGTACCGGTTAAAATATCAGCGGCTTGTTTTGGAAAAGATTTCCTAAAGTAAATCCAATCGGGGTCGCGAGCTAGATAATCATCTACTCCCAATACCTGTTGGTTTTCAGCAAAAACTTGTTGCATCATACTCGTTTTGACTTTAAACATGCTAGTCAAGGCAGGTTCCCAATAAAGAATATCTTTCGCTGGTATTTCAGAAGTACCTCGATACCAAGCTCTGAGCCAGAGTGGTATAGCATAAGCTTTTTCTTGAACGAAATGGTCCCAATAGCTCCTTTGATGAATCTGAATTTGTCCCATGCAAGGAGTAACAGCCTCTGCTGTAATTACATCCTTATAAGCTGGTGACACACGAAACACGGTGTAAGGTCCGACAGTCCTGAGTGATACTATAACTAATCTCAATTTCTTGGCGAAAATCCACGTAGGAAATATGTTGAGATAATTAGCGTTGCGATCTCCATTTACAGCGCTGCCTGCGAAGTCTCGGTCAACTGACCAAGCCAGCTTAAAAGCGGCTGCTGCTCCACCATATTTGGTGGTTGTGATCGCCCAATAGGCTTCATGAACTCCATGATTAGTGAAGAGGTCTAAAAAGAAGTCTTCAGAAATGTCATAAACATCTATTAGCGTTACAACTTCATGTATTACCTTAGAGCGGTTTAACGATTTTATGAATGACGTATTGGGGGTGGGATCTTGATCATGAGCTGTGAGATTCCCTTCCTCTACTTCGACTGCTATTCCTAGCTTTGGAAAGCCTGCTAAATCATGAGTCCTTCTGTGTCCAAAAATGTCAGTAATTTGTGCTACTCCCTTCGCTTTTAATAGTTGTAAAATAATTACTGTTACTATAATTCGCAAAGAAGCTAAGTCCTGGTGAGGATTTGAATAGTCTAACCCAAAAGAAAAAATGGGATCGTTTTTCCAATCCTGAAAACAATCAAGATTTGAAATGTACAACTTAAGTCGGCCAGGAGCTGGGGAATTAAATCCAAATAATAAAGAATTGTTGCCCCAAACCTTAGTGAGATCCACTCCTCTCTGAGCTGGATCCATAGGTTTGTAAGTTTTGTTAGAAGCTTCTTCAGTGGCTATACTCGCTATTTGAAGCGATAAAGCCGAGACGATGATGTCCGTGATTGCTTCTATACTTTGTGGAGTAACGTTAACCTCATTCGTCGCAGAGTCATTAGGACTCAAAGACGTTTCTAGGCTAACATCCTGGGGTTTTGGAGAGGAGATAACTTCTGTGACTACCGGAGTAATCGATGAGGTCGTCAACGGAGGTGGAACAAAAGAATGAGTAAGGGCAACCAAATCAATGATTTGGTCTATGGTCAACTCTTTGTCTATCCGACTCTCTAAAACTGTACGCAAATTATTCAAAATGGAATCTTTAAAAGCTTTAGTAACCTCCATAGAGGAACTGGGAGCTGATTGTAAGGTTTTGCCATGTTTTTGTGAACTTTTCTTAGAATTAGAATTTGTGTTTGGTTTGGTTTTTTGTGGTTTGGTTTGTTTGGTTTTGGTTTTGTGTTGTGGTTGTTTTTGTTTTTTGTTTGTCATCTTTCGTAAGATATATTATTCTCCAACAGGGGCGAATGGCCTGAAATCGAGTCTAAGAATGAATATATTAATGAAAGGAAAATTAAGG